GGTTACCCGACTTGACGCGTTAGGCTAGCTATAGGGAAATTTGACCATTACAATCGGGAATACCGGCCATTAGGCCGTTTTTAAGGATTTCATGTCAAGACAAATTGATCCGGCTGAATTGAAAGCCGCTGATGGCGTTAAGATTACACTGACCAAGCTGGCGGTGCTTTTGCAGCTATCCGAGAGGCATATTTTCAATCTTTCCACGCAAGGCCACATCCCAAAGCCGGTCGGCGGGAAGGTTTCGCTCTTCGAGGCGCTGCTCGCCTTCATCGAATACCAGCGCAGGGACAGCGATGAACTTGGCGCGGAGCGTTTGCGTAAAACAACCGAGGAAGCCGACAAGCTCGCGCTCGAAAATGAGAAGACCCGCGGCAAATTAGTTGAGATTGAAGCTGTGTATAAGCATTTTGAATCCTTGTTTATTGCTCTGCGCGCCCGCATTCTGGCCAGTGCACTTGAGGACCATGAGAAGGACGAACTGCTGAATGATTTGCGCGGGATCAAGAGTCACGATCTTTCAGAACCGGGCGGGCTTGGACCTGATAACGCGCCGGCTGCTGGAAATCCTGACCCCGCCGCCACGCTACAACGTTCTTGAGTGGGCCGACGAGCGGCGATTTCTTTCCCCTGAATCTTCGGCGCGACCCGGTAAATACCGGAGCAGCTACGCGCCGTTTCAGCGTGCGCCGATGGAGGACGCGACCGACCAGACCATTGAGAGTGTTACGCTGATGTGGTGCTCGCAAATCGGAAAGTCTGAAATTCTCACGAACGTAATCGGCTACTTCATTGACATTGACCCGGCGCCGATCCTGATGGTGCAGCCAACGGTTGAAATGGCTGAGAGTTTTTCCAAGGAGCGAATAACGCCGATGGTGCGCGACACGCCGGCGCTCAAAGGCAAGGTGAAAGAAGCGCGGTCTCGCGACAGCGGCAACACGATCAGCCTGAAATCTTTTCCTGGCGGCAGCCTCGCTTTCGTCGGCGCGAATGCTCCTGGCGGTCTCGCCGGCCGGCCGCGGCGGGTCGTGCTGATGGACGAGGTTGACCGATTCCCGGCCAGCGCGGGAACGGAAGGTGACCCGTGCTCACTGGCAGAACGCCGCACGGAAACATTTTGGAACGCGGTTGTCTACCGGACGAGCACGCCGACGGTAAAAGGATTCTCGCGCATCGAATCCGCATTCGACCAGACCGACAAACGCCGCTGGTTTTGTCCGTGTCCAAAGTGCGGACATCATCAGCATTTTAAATGGTCGCATGTGTTGTGGGGAAAGAGCCGCGTCGAGGCTGCAAAGCGATGGGGTTATGTCGTGGAACAGGCAGCATCCGAAACCGGGGCGGATGCGATTTACGAATGCGAAGGATGCCACGCCCACTTGTCGGACAGCGAGCGTCTCAAAATGGTGCTGACCGGCGAGTGGCGGGCTACCGCACCGTTCAACGGGAAACGCGGCTACCATCTGAACGGGATTGCTTCACCATTCAAAGCCAAGAAAGGATTCGAGTCCCGGCTGCATCAGATGGTGTCTGGGTTTCTCGAAGCCAAGCACGGCGGACGCGAGACGTTCAAAACCTGGGTGAACACGTTCCTCGCCGAGACATTCGAGGAGGAGTCCGAGAAGATCGAGCACGGGCCATTGCTGCTTCGCGGCGAGACATATTCTCCGACGACGCTGCCGGAGCAAATCGTCTTAGCAACCGCGCAAGTGGACGTGCAACGCGACCGGCTCGAACTTGAAACCGTTGGCGTCGGGTTGAATGATGAGTCCTGGGGCATCGAGCGGCTGGCGTTTTTTGGGGACACCGAGCAGGGCGATGTATGGGACGATCTCGCAAACGCGTTGGCCAAAAAGTATCAGCGCGCCGATGGAGCAGAAATCAGCATCAGTGCGACCGCAATAGACATGCGGCACAAACCGCAGAAGGTTCGCAAGTTCGCTGGCGAATGCGGTCTGCCTCGCGTGTATCCAGTTTATGGCATCGCCGGAACGCAACCGATTCTGGTCACAACGCGATTCAACAAGCACTACCACCTTCGCACCTACGCGGTGCAAACCAAGCTCGGCAAGGATACGATATTTTCACGGCTGCGCGTTGATGTGATGGGCCCGCGCTACATGCACTTTCCAAAAGGGTTCGGATACGACGAGGAATTCTTTCTGCAACTCACCGCCGAGGTTTTGAAAACGAAATACGCGCACGGATTCCCGACGCAATTTTACGAGAAGACCCGCGACCGAAACGAGGCGCTGGACCTCCGCGTCTATTGGCTGGCGTGCCTCGACATCTTGAAGCCAAACTTATCCGCACTATCACGCAAACTTAAATCCTCTTGCATTTCAAGCGAAAGTGTTGCCAAATCCGACGAGAGCGAGAAAGAAAATGCCGACGCCAAAACTGACATGACACCGACGCAACCTTCCGCTCCCAAGAAACCGTTTCGCCCGCAGCGTCCGGGCGGATTCATCAACCGATGGAAACGCTGAATGGGCCGCGAAATTCCAACTGAAGTTCCGGTGTCCGTTGTCGCAGGTGAGACGGCGGAGTGGAAAATCACGCTGGCCAATTATCCAGCGGACGAAGGCTGGACGCTTTCCTATGCGTTCCTACGATTCGATTCAGGAATGCCGATTACGTTTTCCGCTGGCGCTTCCGGTGCGGATCACCTCGTCAGCGTCGAGAAAGCGATAACGCAAACCTGGCTGCCCGGCGATTACAACGGTCAGGCGTTCATTGATTCAGCGACGGAACGTTTCAAAGTTTGGGAAGGCAAGCTGACGGTCAACCCGGATTATGTTCTCAGTGGCGGGCAGGACACGCGCACGATAGCGCGCAGAACACTGGACGCTTTTGACGCTGCGATTCTGGCCGTTGCCAAAGCTCAATCGTCTGGGCGCTCCGGCTCAATCAGCGAGTGGACCGTGGAAGGGCTGCACATCAAACGGACATCGCCCGAGTTGCTCATGGCGGAACTGCAACGGCAGCGCGACCGATACGCGGCCATTGTGAAGAATGAGGAAATGAAAGTCTTGCGCGCGGCGGGCAAGCGCACTGGGAGAAGAATCCTAACCCGCTTCGTATCGCCGTGAAATTCTCCATCCAACTCGGCAGTTTCAATTTCTCATTTGGCGGCAAGCATCGGGATATTACTCCGAAAAAGCTGCGCTCATTTCCTGGCGCGCAGATCAATCGCTTGACGAACGACTGGCAATCGCCCAGCACGAGCGCCGATGTTGAAATCAAAGCCAGCCTGCCCACGCTCATCGGACGATGCCGCCAACTTGAGCGCGGGAACGATTACGTAAGGCGCTACCTTTCGCTCGCGGAGAACAACATCCTCGGCGCGGAGGGAATCGGGCTTCAGATGAAGATAAAAGACCCGGCTGGTGATTACGACAAAGGGGCGAACAACTCGATCGAACTCGGATGGCAGAATTGGGGCAGGCGCGAAACCGCGAGCATGAATCAGCGCATGAGTTGGCGACGAATCGAAAGCCTCGTGCTGCGAAGCGCCATCCGCGACGGCGGTGCTTTGGTTCGCAAGATCATCACGAAAGCGAATCCATACGGGTTCACATTGCAGCCTTTGGAGATCGACCACCTCGACCAAGACTTGAACCGAGCCATGCCGGGCGGAAACGAAATCCGCATGGGCGTAGAGATTGACCCGGACGGGCGCATTGTCGCTTACCACATCTGGACGAAGCATCCGGGAGACCAATACCAAAACGCACGCCAGCGGGTTGCCGTGTCCGCGTCGGAAATGCTTCACATCATGTTGCCCGAACGAATCGCGCAAACGATGGGATATCCGCGACTGGTTTCCGCAATGCTCCGGCTGAACATGCTGAACGGCTATGAGGAGGCCGAATTAATTGCCGCGCGCGAGAACGCTTGCAAGGGCGGATTCATCACCAAGACCGCGCCGGAAGATTTCGTCGGCGACGCCGTGGACGAGCAGGGCAATCAGGAAATGGAAATGGAGCCGGGCTTGATCCGCGAACTCGAACCCGGCCAGTCTTTCGTCGAGCATGACCCGAAGCATCCGAACACAGCTTACTCGACTTTCATCAAAGGAGTGTTGCGCGGACTCGCATCCGGCCTGGGTGTTTCTTACACGTCGCTTTCAAACGACCTCGAAGGAGTCAACTATTCCTCAATCCGCGCCGGCCTGCTCGAAGAGCGTGAGGAATGGAAGACTCTGCAATGCTGGCTCGTTGAATCTCTGCATCAGCGAGTGTTCGACCCGTGGCTTGAGATGTCTCTGGCCGCCGGCGCGATTAAACTCGCGAATGGTTCGGCGCTTCCGTCTGGCAAGTTCGAGAAATTCCGCGCCGCCGAGTGGAAGCCGCGCCGCTGGCCGTGGGTTGACCCGGCGAAAGACATGCAGGCGAACATTGACGCCGTGAATAACGGATTCAGTTCGCGCCGGCGCATCATCGCGGAGCAAGGCGCGGACGTGGAGGACATTTTCCAAGAGCAATCCGAGGACAACGACTTGGCCGAGAGCTACGATCTCGAATTCCCCGTTGACAAACCAGTGCCAGCAGGTATTCAATCAGCTAATAGTGAAGATTAAGACGATTCAAACGCCCGTCCTGCATCGCACTTTCGAGGTTGCCCGCGATGCGGTGAATACCGAAAAGAGGACCGTTGAACTTTCCTTTTCCTCCGAAGAGCCGGTTGAGCGTTGGTTTGGAACCGAAATCCTCGACCACTCTCCGTCGAGTGTGAATCTTTTACGGCTGAACTCCGGTGGCGCTCTCCTGATGGAGCACCGCACCGGCGACCAAATCGGCGTGGTCGAACATGCTCGCGTTGATTCCGACAGGAAAGCCCGCGCCGTGGTTCGCTTCGGCAAATCCGCGCGCGCGGAGGAAATTTTCCAGGACGTAAAAGACGGCATCCGGCGCTTGGTGAGCGTCGGCTATCGGATAGAAAAAATGGTCACTGAGAAGGTCGAGAAGGGTGTGGAAACCCTCCGGGCCATGTCGTGGACTCCTCTGGAAATCTCCCTCGTCAGCGTTCCAGCCGATGCCAGTGTTGGCGTTGGCCGCTCCGAGGAAACGCAGTTTGAAACAACAATCGAAGACATGAGAATTTTACGTGAAGCAAGTCCTCCTACCGCGGCGAGCGGCGGGAATCCACCCGCGACGACCCCGCCGCCCGCACCGCCCACGGCTGCCGACCGGCTGCAAATCCTGAACGAGTATCGCGCAACCATTGCCGAAATTGACGGCATCGCGGACCGACTGAAAGGAAAGGTCGAAAACGTCGAGGCGCTCGCCGCGCAAGCCCGTAACGAAGGATGGACGGTCGAACAATTCCGCAAGGAAGCGTTCAATCGCCTGCCCACCGTAACGCCGATCCGCGCCGCCGAACCGCTGGCCGTCCGCCCGCGCGATTGGGCGCAATACTCCATCCGCCGCGCAATCCAAATGCAGTTGCCCGGACAGAAACGCGATGGCCTCGAAAACGAAATCTCGCAGGAGATTTCACTCAAAGGCGGTGCGCGATGTGAAGGCGTCTGGGTTCCCCGCGAAGCGATGGTCATGGCCGGCCGTAATTTCATCGCCGGCACGGGAACACTAGGTGGGATGCTCGTCCAGACTGACAATCTCGGCAGCCAGTTCATCGAACTTCTCCGCAATCGGGCCAAGGTCGCAATGCTGGGCGCGAGGATGATAAATCTGAGTAATCCGGTAACGATTCCCCGCCAGAACGCGGCTGGCGCTGTGAACTGGGTGGGTGAAACCGTTGCTGCCACTCTCAGCACGGGCAACTTCACGCAGATCACGCTCTCGCCACTCGGCTTGTCTGCCTTCCAGCAATACGGAAAACAATTGCTCTCAGAGAGCGATCCCTCAATTGACACTTTGATCCGCGATGACATCATGCAGATCATCGCGCTCGAAATTGACCGCGCTGTGCTCCACGGCTCGGGCGCGCCGCAGCCTACGGGCATCACCGGCACGACCGGCGTTACCACTATTGCGATTGGTGCGAACGGCGCTGCCTTCTCGGTTGCCAACGGCCGATCCAGCGTCGTCTCGCTCGAAACCGCTGTGGCGACCGCAAACGCGGACGTCGGAACGCTCGCCTACCTGACCAACGCCAAAATGCGCGGACGGCTCAAAATGATCGACGAGTCTGCCGCGACCAACACGGCACGATGGGTCTGGACTGGTGGGGTCAACGGCGAGGTGAACGGCTACCGCGCCGAGGTGAGCAACCAGGTTTCTTCAATCCAAACACAAGGCACAGCAACCACAATTTGCTCAAGTGTCTTCTTCGGCAACTGGCAAGACGTTCTCATCGCTTCGTTCAACAACGGCGCAACCGACTTGGTGGTTGATCCGTATGTCCTTGCAGCTAACGCAGTTGTGCGCGTAATTGCCCGTCATTGGACGGACGTTGCAGTTCGCCATCCGGCTTCGTTTGGTGTGCTTTTGGGAATTTTGGACTCTTAAGCGCATTCTTTTTTGGGAAACAAAGCGCGGCTGGAATTTCTCCCAGCCGCGCTTTTTGCATTGCCCAGTTCCCGCCGCGCTACTCATTTCCGCGCAGTGCCTTGAACTGTCGGTCAGTGAACTTACGAGATTCGCCTGCCATGCCGTCGCGCACTCCGCAGCGAATCGCAAAGCCGCGAATCGCATTTCGTCGAAACGACCCTCAGATCAAAGACTAGCCTTGCCTGCCTTGCCATGATATGCAGGGCTGTCCACTCCTGTGAGGGCAAGATACGGCAGCGCGAATCAGCGCCGCGCATTGCCTGCCACGCCGTGATTTGCCGGTCAGGACCGTAAAACGACTCACAACGCCTGCCATGATTAAGCCGCCTTGCTGCGGACTTTTTTGATTTCCGAGAAAACGCCGGCCAACTGTTTAAGCTTGGCGTATTTCTGCTGGAAAATGTTCATCTCGTGCAACGCATCCATGAAACGAGGTCAAGACTTTTCCTCAGAAATCGCTATTGCAATCCACCGCGCAAGGTGCAATATGCAATCGAATGCACGTATTGGTGGGTCTCGGATTGCCGTCGTTTTTAGGTTTACGGCGGCAACCTTCCTTGCGATTATGAAAATAATTCTCCTGAAACCGATGGCCGTTGCCGGTCATCCAAACGCGCATGTTGGTGACGTGCTCGAAGTCCCAGCAAACACGTTCCAGACGCTCGAAGGATTGGGCGGTGCGCGCTTGGCAGATGCGTCCGACGGCGTGACCGGCGCGCCGGAGGTTATCGAGACGCGAGAGCCGGAGATTGAGAGCCGCGACCCGCAGCCTGCGGAAACGCCGCCCGGAAAACCTTCAAAGCGCACTCGGACCAAGTGAACCGCTCGACGAGCTTACGGCATTCGAGGCCGCGGTTCAGCAACTCGTCCTTGTGCTGGTAGGCGTGTTCCAGGTGCGCGATGATGTCTGAAACATTTGGATTGCACCAGCCCGCCGCGTCAAAGGTGCAATTCTCAAGAGGATAATAGCCTCGGCGGGCGTTGCCGTTGTAACCTATTGGAAACTCGATATGGCCAGCAGGATTCCAGCGCAGGTCGAAGAATACGTCTGCATGGCCGGTTGCGCTTGTGGCAATCACGGGCCGACCGCAAGCCATGAATTCACACATCACGAGGTTCGTTCCGGCCTCGCACCTGTTCGGGAAGACACCGAGATGCGCCTGCGCGTAAATCTCCGGCATCTGCTCGTTGCGAAGTTGCGGCAACGCGATAACGCGCTCTTTCGGAAGTTCTGCGACGGGATTATTGATGTCATCAATCAGCCATGAATTGCTCATGGTTGCTCGGCTGGCTGGCCAGATGTTGTGCCAGGCGGTAAGCAGGACAACAGGATGGACCTTCATGAAGTGGCGCATGGCCGCGATGACATAATCCTGCCCCTTACGGAACTCGAATTTGCCGCCAGAGAAAACGACGAACTTGGGTTTGCCGTCGGCGGTCTCAAAAGGAAACGGCATCCACGGCTGAACCTTGAACCGCTCGAAGTCAATGCCTTGGTGCAGGACTTCAGATTTTATTCCCTTCTCGGCTAGCCTTTGCGCGTTCCAAGTTGATCCGGTGAAGATCAAATCGTATTGCCGCGCATTCCGTTTTGCCTCATCACCCAGCGGCCATTCCGTGAAGCAATAGCCGATCTTGCGCGGAGCGACGACATTCCGGCATGGCGTCAGGTTGGAATCGAGAATTGGAATGAATGCCGGGCCGTCAACACACTGGCTTGATGTGTCAACCGCGACATCGCACAGCTTGGATAATTCACGAATGAGGTTTTCGTTGGCCACGCCCCAGCCGAAGCGCGGGTCAGGCGAGCCGAGATAATAGAGGCGATTCATTCGTAAACCACCCTTGCATGGATAAACGCAAGTCGGAATTTCAAAGTCGGATGCGATTCCCGACAGGAAATCGGAATTGAACAACGATTTTGCTAGAAGCTAGTTTGGTGGTCATGCGAAGGGTTGTGCATTCTCAGTCCACGGCGGCGGATTCTTTTCCGCTGGCAACGCGAGCACGTTATGATCCTGCATTTTCTGGCCGTCCGGGAAGGTGAAAAGATTGTGGCGGCATTGGCGGATATTCTGCTGGCAGAACAATTCAGTCGCGCACCACCAAGCGCGATAATTCAACTCTGCGAAGATGGCCAGCAACTCATCTTTCGTTCCCCGATCCTTGAGGCATTCGCTCCAGATGACCGGACGGAATCGGTTGATGGTTTGCGCCGCGCCGCGCAGGACGGCCGGCTCCATTCCCTCGACGTCAATCTTTAGCAGAGTGAGCGCCGAAAGGTTCAGGGAATCAATCGTGACGCAGTTGGCTTTTTCGGTTGGCGACGTGTGCTTGTCGGTGAGTGAGACACCGCCGAAATTGGTCATCTGGCCAAGCGGGTTCAGGATCGGAACATCAATCACGCCGACCTCCGCACCGACGGCCAGTTGGAACGGCTCGACGAAATGCACGAGCGAATTCAATGCGATGTTCGCGCACAAGCACAAGTAGCAATAACGCTGCGGCTCGAACGCGAGGACGTGGCCGGAGTCGCCAACCGCGGCAGCGAAAGCCATCGTGTGGTTGCCAACGTTCGCGCCCACGTCAACTACCGTATCGCCGGGGCGCAGGAAGCCGCGGAGAATCTGGCTCTCGTCCGGCGACCATTCGCCCATCGTGGCTATTGCGCCGGTCTGGAATGGGTCAGCCCTCAGGCCGACAAACCATCCCCAGCGCGATGGTAATAGGACGGTGTATTTGGGTGAAGGGTTCATCCGTTTGTGTATCGCTCATTATCCAGTTGCAGCAATCCCTTTATCAATGCGACGGCCAACATTTCCGCCATTGTCGGGTGTGGCTTTTTGGTCGCTCGGCATAGATGGCGGCAAAGGGCTATCTGACCCTTGCTCAACATGACAGTGACGGGTTTCAAAACTCGCATTCGTTCGAGTTTTTTCTCGCGTCGCAATTTATCGCGCGCGCTTATGGGTTTTTTCCACTTTGGTGATGCGGTGCTCATGTTTTGGATTTGAAAACAAGCGTCCTCATGTCTTCCAAGTGCGCCTTGATTGCGCCCAACTGCCCAACGCTGCCAGCGCCTTCAGTGGGCCGAATTCCAACGCGCCAAAGTTCGTCCATGAATTGCTGGCAATCTTCCAGCCTAAGTCTGAAAGTCGGCGGCATTTCGCAATTAAGCTCAGCCTGCGAAAGCGTTTTCAATACTATTGGTTGAGCTAGGGCAATACGCGTCTTGCCGTCGCGTTCCAGTATTTGTGCGATTCGGATTGCGATTGAATCGGATAGCCACGGTTCGCGGTGCGCGCGAAGCTCAATTCGTTCTGAATGTTCGGTTTCCATTTTTTCAACTTGTAAGGAAGGGGAGGACGGGTGCAACCCACAATTTTCAAACCTCGGTTGCTTTCGCGATGGCTGCGCGGGCTTTCGCGCGCATTGTTTCAATCGCTTTTGGGGTGAGTGATGGCGAGAGCAGCCAGGCATCGAAAGCTTGCAATGTTTCGAGCATCGTTCGTGCGGCCTCGACGAGTCGGGCGTTGGCCTGTTTCCCGGCATTCACCTTCGCCAGGATTTTCGAGCGCCGTTTGATTTCCTCGGCGCTGTAGTGTTTCGGCCTGCCTTTGGAGAGGCGTCCGAGAGATTGGGCGGCCTTGTTCATACGCGCACCATAACCGCTTATGGTGAGAGCGTCAAAGGAAATCGGAATCCCGAGCATACTCTTTAGTTATGCTCGAATTGCTCGGCTCAATTCCTTGGAAATGGCGCAAAACACATCTTTCCAATAATAAGCCCTAATCTGCTTGAACAGTTTCACTGATGGATACCAGGGCGTATCCGGTCGCTTGATCGGGAAAACGAAATACGGCCGGCAATGCAGCGCGCACCAGACCGGCAGACCCATCGCGCCGGCGAGGTGGAGCAAGCCGGTGTCCACTGTGATTATCAAATTCATGCCAGCGATGCGGTTCGCAGTTTCGCGCCAGTCTTTCGGGCGGTCGTGAATCTGGATTTGCGGATAGAGCAAAGCCTCGTCCGCGCCGTCAACCTGAAAGCTGTGGAACTTCACGCCTGGCACGTCGAGCACCGGCAGCCAATCTGCGAGCGCGGTGGACCGGATAGCGTCGTTGTATTGGCCGGTATTTCCGCGCCAGCAAATGCCGACGTGAAAGCCCGGGCCAAAATCCACGGGCGATGGCGCTCTGAGATATGGGCATGGCGGAATTGTTTCCAACCGCGTCTTGAAAATGTAAGGCAGCGAGGCGGAAGCGACGTGGCAATCGAAGCCATCTGGCGCCGTGCCTTCGTCGTTGCAGGCGTCCACGAGATCACCAACGAGCGCGGCCATACCGGGTTTCAGCGCCCACGCTTGTTGCATTCCAGCAGCGCGAATCAGCGGAGCGTATCGCAGCATCAAAAAAATATCTCCCGCGCCCTGCTCGCAATAGACGAAAAGGCGCTTCAACATCTCGCCGTTGAATTCGCTTCCCGGTCCTGCCCACTCAGGTTGAAAGCATTCCATTTTGCGATACCCATTTGTCTTGGACCTCCAGCGGCACTCATACAGCGGCCATCCGTGCGCGTAGTCGCACTGGTCGAGAGCGTTCAACGCCCGGAGAAATTGGCCCTCGGAATGCCACGGGTTCAGCTTGAGCGCGGCATTGCAATAGCGTTCCGACATCGCGAGATTGCCGCGCCACTTATAAAGCTGGCCCATATTCACCAGCGCATCGGCGGAGTTGGGATTGATCCGCAGCGACTCGCACAGCATCGCCTCGCCGTCGTTTAGTTGTCCGCGCTTGAGATAGATGATTGCGAGGTTGGAAAATATGCCCGACCGGATTCCGGGATGTTCCGTGATTTGCAACGCCGTCCTGAAATGCTCAATCGCCATCGCTTCCTCGCCGTCTTTAGCGAGTTTCGTGGCGACGTCGCACCATTTCTCGGGCGCGAATGCGGCTGCCCGCACAAACGCTAACTCTGCTTCAACCGGCTTTTCTTCCTGGGCGAGCGCAACGGCGGAACGATAAAGATTGTTGAACTCAGCTTGGCGGGCATCTATCATGCGGATTATGGTAACGGTTATAAAATCTCATTTCAATATCGGATGACCATTGCCGAAGAAATCGCTGCGGACCTGCTCGAACTCGAAAGCGAGATTCCGAAAACTTTCACTTGGAACGGGTCGTCTTTTCCGTGCGCGGTATCGAGTGACCGGCGCTCAAAGCGTTTGGACAGCGGTGGATTTGAGCCAGAGGCAGAGCTTGTCTTATTCGTCCGTGTTGAATTGTTCGGCTCTGGCGGGAGGCCGGCCAGCAAACAGACGCTTACTTACGCGGAAAAATCCTGGCGCATCGAGAACGTAGTCGCGCCCGCGGGCGAGCCATTCCTCCGATTGGTCTGCGCTGATCCAAACGCAAATCTGGCGAAGTGATATGGCCGAAGCTTTCCGACTCAACAAAACGGAATGGAATCGCGTCTTTCCGCGTTACATGGAACTGAACAAGCGCGACCTCGCGCTCAACATCAACACCAAGCTTTTTTTCATCGCCCGGCGCGCCGTCATCGAGACTCCAAAAGCCAAGCTTGGACCTCTGACGAAAGCCATTGCTGTTATGCTCGCCAAAATAATCAATAAGCGCCGGAAGGCTGGCGGCGAGCGGGGGATTCGCGGGCAGGACATGGCCGATGAAGTCAAAAAAGTTTGGAGCGCAAGGCGAAGTTCCGTCGCGTTCCTGAAATCCGGCTGGCTACCATCCATCAAAAAGCTGGAAGGCCACATTGACCCGAAGTTTCGCCGTGGTGCGGCTCGGAATGATAGGTCTGCTAAACAACGCGGAGCGCCGAAGGGATTCGCTATCGTCGCATCCCCAGGCTGGCGCGTTGGCGGCAAGATCGAGAATCACGCCCTGGCTCGGCGTGACAAGAAAGAGGCGCTCGCGCTTTACGGCGGGCCGGCGCTTCAACGCGCTTTCGATTTCGAGATTGCCTCGATGCGCCAATACATCGAGCGCAAGATGAGAGACACGGCAAAAAGTCTGGGAATCCGAACCAACTGAATATGGAACTCGCCGAGAAAATCGAATTCGCGTTGGTCGCTTATTTGCAGACCAAGACCTACCCGGATTATTTCGTCGCTTCCGATCAGGTGAAGCCGGGCGAATCGGATGAGGATTTGGCCGCGCAATACGTTCGATGCTGGGCCGCTGAAAATGCGGAAGCCGAAACCCCGCAGAGCACCGGAAACTTCTGGTATCAAGCCGAGGTTGAGGTTCGCACGCCGACGCGCATTCAGACCGACGCCGATCTTGCATCATCTTTGTCAACCGACTCCACGAGCCAGCTTGACAAGCATCAAGCCGTGGCCGCCGTGGTCGAGGATGCAATCCTGATTGACGACCTGCCCGAAGTTCTGACTGCGGCGGGAACGGACTTCCATGTATTCGCGGTTCATGACCGGCAGCCGACCCGCGCGCAGAACGATGAGGTTTATTCGAGCGGAATCTTGCTGCGGCTGTATTGCTGCTCACTTGCGCTTGTATGACTCAATACGGAATCAAAATGCTTGCAGCGGAATCCAAGCTGCGGCCGAAGTTGCCGGCAGGTTTTGAATACGTGCTGGAGAAGCAGCGCGGGCTTGTTCGCGTTACGGACGGCCACGCGGTTTATCTAATCGTGATGGAACCTCCGGTTAGGCTTGTAAAGATAACCCGCCAGGGCAATGAAACAAGTTGCGACTTCAAAAACCCCGTTCTGATTTCCGGTTGACATTAGGAAAGCTAAATCTCAGTATCAGTCTGAAATGAGCAATGCGCGATTCTCAATCACCCGCCGAGGCGCACGCGAGGCGGTCAAGGTTGCGCTCGCGGCGGAACGCGCAAAGCCAGAGGACGGCGACCAACGACAGATCGAGGCGGCGAAGACCTACCTAATTTCGCAAATTGACTCGCTGCCGCCCGAGATCAACGCCGTCGCAATTTCCGTCAATGGAGAGGTGGAAGGCAATCGTTCCGTGCTGCATCAATGCACGGTCCAGGGGGAACATTTGGACATCTAACCGAGGAACACTATGTCAGCGCAAAAAGGAACTCCGGTAAACTTCGCATTCGGCAGCGGGGCAGGCATCGGCACAGTCTCGACGCCAAGCGCAACGCTGGCCGGGATGCTCGTGCAAAGCATGGAGCACGGAGCGGAATCCGAACTTGCCTCGGTGCGCGATGGTGACGGCGTGACCGTCACGGATGTTTATTACGACCCGCGATTCACCGCTCAACTTGTCTGGAAAGTGAGCGGGTCAAGCCTCGCCGGAGCACTTGCGAACACATCCCTGACAAACATCATTCCCGGAACGATCATCACCATCGCCGCATGTGTTTCCCGCCCAGACCTTGTGCAAACCAACTGGATAGTGACTGAGGGCGGGCCAAAAGTATCAGGCGGAAACACGGACATTGCCGAAATCACGATGCCGTTGCGTCGTCGCGTTGGAATCACTTCGACTGCGACCTGATGAATGCACGAGACGGCACAAGCGGCGACTGAACCGAAACCGGCGCAAGGTTACGCCGTTGCCGCTTTACCCGATCCCTACCGCATTCTCGGGCTTCGTCTCAAGCCGTTTTGCCTCGGTCACTATCTGCTCTTACAGCGTTTCAACTGCGCGTTCGTTGCCAGCGAACCGCAACCGATTACCCGCGAAGATGTTCTATTAGGCGTGCTGATTTGTTCCATGTGGAACAATGAGTTTCTCGAATTCATCTCCGGCAAAGGATTCTGGAGCGAAGTCAGGAAATGGGGCAAGCGAGTCGGCATCTTCGACCTGACCGCAAAAGCTGGATTGTTCCAGCGTTACCTTGATGAAAGCCTGCACGAGCCGGAATACATCGAGATCAACAGCGGCGAAGGAACGGGCGAATGGTCGCAGAACGTGAAGATGACGCTGATGACGCGGCTTCATTACGACGAGCAATCCGCGCTCAACATGCCTCTGTCGAAGGCTCTCGCGGAATACTACAAGCTGGCCGAGAGTGAGGGATTGATTCGGCTGCTCACACCCGAGGACGCCGAGGAAATCCAAACGAACAACGCCGCACTTGACGCGCTCAAGAATCTGATGGGGGAACAATGCCCGGCCTGAAACTTGTTGCGGAACTTGGCGGGGACGGAAGCGGTTTTAACGCGATGATGAATCGCGCCGATGCGCGCGTGCGGCAGTTCGCAACCTCATCAATCGCGCCGCTGAAAAACATCATCGCCGGGGCGTTTACCGTCGGAGCAATCTCCGCGCTGTCTCGCAGGACGATTGAATTTGCGAGCCATCTGCGCGATGTGTCGGATGCATTGCGGGTCAACGTCGAATGGTTTCAGAAACGTGCCAATGCCGCGGCGTTGGCCGGCGCGAGCGAGGACGATCTCGCAAAGTTCATTGACCAGATCAATAAATCGCGTGCGGCAGCGGTCCAGCAGCCGGGAGGAGAAGAGGCAAGGCGATTCCAGCGTCTCGGGTTCAGCGGCGAAGAGGTTCAGGCGATGAACACGGCAGCATTCTTCGACAAGCTGGTTGCCGCATTCGGACAGGGGGCAACCGCGCAGACCGCTGTTGATGTCGAGGCCGTCGGTGGGCGGACTGCAAGGAATCTTTTGGCTGCCTTTCACGATCAGTTTCAATCGGACGCTCCGATTTTCACCGAGGACGTAATCAATCAACTCGACGACATTGGGGATGAGTTCACAATCCTTGGACGCACTCTGATGATCGACCTAGCGCCGGCAATTCTGCTTGTCGCCAGGGCCGTGCGGGATTTCATCAATTCGGCAAAACAGGCCGGCGCATTCCTCGGCGGGGCGACCGGAAAAGTTACGCCGACGGATGTTGTAAAATTCGCGGTTGATCCGATGGGCGATTTGCTCAAAGCGTTCAAGGGCGAATCGAAAATAATTTCCGCTGTTGATGCTGGCTCGCAAGCCGCGGTATCCGAGGCCGCAGCGCAGCAGGACGAAACGGACAGGATGGAGTCAGCCAGAGACAGGATGCACGAAGCGAGAAGGCGGCGGGAGCAAGGACCGCCAGGATTCGAGCCGCCGGGACTGGAGCGCGACCGGCAACCACGCATTCACCTGCCAACCGACGCGCTCGTTGGCATCGGCAATTTCTTAGGGCGCAATCCGGCGCTCGTGAACAACATCGCAGGCCAGCAGCTTCAGGTCGCAAGGCAGCATCTCGAAGTTGCAAAAAAGACGAATGAGATTCTGCAAAAGATTGGCGTCGTGAAAGGCACGGCTGAAAACATCCCACCGCTATCATGAGCACGATTCGAGGCAAAAAAACTGCAACCCAGAACAGTGAGGAAATCACTTTCTCACCGTCTCAAGGCTGGTCTGGTCGTTGGGAAACCGAAGGACCGAAAGAAGCTGTGCGGCCCATGATTAACCAGCTGGCTGGGCTGGGCTATTCGTTCCGATATTCGTGCACGAAATCTCCGAATGCCGCAATCACTTTCGAGACCATCGGCTCGCCCGAACCAGGAGGAACAGGAACAGAGCAGCCGCAACAGGTTTGGGAGTATCTCGCCAACGTCGTCGAGATCGACATTCTCGAAGCCGACATCTCAACGATCAATTCCATCAGTTCAGAAAACAAGCGCGTCTTGCGTGATGCCATCGCCGCACCAAACCCGGACAGCGAGCCGGACTTTGATCCAACTGACCCGCTCATCCTGAACGTCCAAGACCTATACGAGTTGATGCTGGGCGGTGTGAGAAGCTACCGCGTCAACGTGCCTACGCTCAAAGTGTCAAAGCTGGTCAGCGGTTCGTATGGGGTAAAGGCCACGCTCGACAACGTTGGAAAAGTCATCACGACGACGGCGCTTTCGATTCAGGAAAGCATCCCGGCAGGCATCCTGTTCAATCTCCCAAACTTCACGACGGCGAAAAGCGGCTTCGGCTACGCCTGGTATAAGAAGCATCCGAACATTCAGCAGACCGGAAACAATCGCTGGAACGTCTCGCAAGAATGGGAATACGGACTTTGGCCGGCGCTGCTTCACGATTTCGTTACATGAGCGCAGGCGCATCAGATGTTCCGGGAGACCTCGGCAACCCGAATCCGCTCGGCGTTTGGCTGAACCGCTTGCGCCGTGCTGTGCGTAAGCGGACGATGCTTTCCGGCCTGGGTTACAAGGTTCGCTATACGGAGGGCGGGACAGTGCTTGAAATTCTGCCCGGCGCTGGCCGGCGCCAAGAAGAGGCAACATCGCCAGTCGAGCGATTCATCGTCACTACCGTTCGGGGGGATTACTACCTGTGTCACAGGCCAACCAGTTCAACCATCGTTCATGTGGCCCGTCCTGCGAAATTGCGAAAAAGCATCGGCTCGGAAATCATCGGCGGGAATACGATCACTTACAGCTACGTGAGTGAGGTTAGCCGCGTGGCCACGTTCTCGACTTTTTTCGAGAGTCAAATCGTCGTGCCGTGGCATCTGACAGGAGATCACATCTATGCAGCGAAGCCCGAAGGCGGCACGGGCGTTGTGACTGCCGCGCCCGATATTGTTGGTGATACCATCGAGTGGATTGATTTGAACGTTGATGCTCGCGCCTGGGCGCTGGCGTTTACGGGTTGAGCCATGCGCGGACGAGCTTTCGCCTTTCATGAATCCCGGGCGCATCAATTCAGGGAGGCGCGAACGCATTGTCGCGTTGGAAACGGAGTCCGATTTCTTGAGACCAAACACGTCGCAGCCGCTCGCTTCGACACCACCTACAGTTTTGTCCGGCAGGTGGTCCTAGACTTTGATTTCAACCAAATCGCCTGGGGTCGCAGCAGATCGTTCAACTACGGCGTAGATGATGTTCTCGTTATCCTCGATGGCGGGAGCGAAGCGCCCGGCGAATCCGCGCTCCGTCGCCAAATTCAATCAGGCCAACAAGTGATGATAGCTCAACGTACCATCATACGCGGCTTCAATAATGGATGGATCGTAAATTCTTTTTTCCAAAATCCAGGCCCGGCCATTTGGACGTTCGGCGGATTCTTTGATGTGCCATACCCGGCGCATTTTGAAATACCAATTCCAGGCGCGCCCAATAATGGCCCTGGCGACAGCGGGGCAAATCGAACCGAATTTGATCTTAGCCCGTCCGCCTGGGAGCAAACCTTCAACTTGGACCTCATCGGCTGGCCGTGAATCGCATTGACTTTGACGACTAATAAGCCGGATAACTGTATCTAATTATGACGGACGCGATTGAAGTCTTTCTGAACATCTCGACGCCGCAGGGTGCAATCGTGAAGGGGTTGAGCGACACGACACAAATCACGCTTGGGCCGTTCTATCAGGGGCAGCTTCTCAAGTTTCGATTTTATCCGGTCGTGCCCACCGGCAACCAGATCAACGCGCCCTACTTCTCGCTCGTCCCGCTTTCCGGGTTGGAACTTTACGTCGTAGCCGGCCCTCGCGCGGGCGCGCAGGCGTTGCTTGCATCGCAACCGACCTGGGCGAAACAAAGTGCGCCGGACTCCGACGGGAAGAGCGGCTATTTCTACGCGGATTTCGACCTCAACACGACGGAGATGAATACCGCCGTTGGCACGAACGACTCCATCGCCACGTTTTTTGAAATCCAGATGAGCCGCGGCGGGGCGTTTGCGCCGGTATTCCAGACCTCGATCACGGTTCTTTCCGTGGTCAAAGACCCATCGGGAGCGGCGAGCATACCGACGCCCGCGGCCAGCTATTACACCGCCGCCCAACTGGATGCGATGTTTGTTCGATGGGACAATCGAATCGCGGCCAGCTACGGCAAAACTCCAATCTTCGTTTCGCCTGACGGGTCGCATACGCGAGAAGCCCCCGGCGTGGACAATGACGGCAACCCGACTGATTACCTGACATGAAAAAGATTTACCCGACCCTGTTCCTGATGCTGGCGTTCTGCGTTCCAATCCGGGCTACCGACCGGATCACGGCAACCCTGACGATCACCAACGCACCAACAACCAACGGTCAGACAATTACGATCAACGGTGATACGCGCACTTGGTATGCCAGCGTGACGAATCCAGCCACGCAACTCCTGACCAATTCGACCGTCAACGGGATTGCGACCAACCTTTACAACCATCTGCTTTCGACGCCTCCATCGCGGGTCACTCCATTTATGACCGGCGCGGCTGTGCTGCGGCTCGACGCTCAAACCGGCGCACCGCTCATCATCAGCGGCGTGACGAATTATTTCAGCGTGACCTATTCCACGCAGACCGTGAGCAGCGCCTATGATGTTGTCGTTCCCTACACCGTCATCGCGTCGGCCACGCGGCCAACGATCAGCGCCGGACTGGTGGACTGGCTGAATCTCCCAACCGCCAAATCGCTATTTGAAAATTCCGGCAGCGTTTCAAATCTCGTTGGCCGCACGAACTCGCAGACGATCAGCGGCGACAAAACATTTTCCGGCGTGGTTATCGTCACCAACCGCGCCGGCGTGCTCGTCGTCGGCGTTATGTCATCCACGAATTTCACCGGAATTGTGAACCTGCTTTCCAACGGACTTTGGTATGCCGGCACGCTCGTCAATCCTGTTCTTACCAACGGCATCAATCGAGGAAATGCGTTTCGTAGCCCAGGAAGCGGAGCAGGTTCTGAACAATTCGGCTTTGGGGCGGGATCAAGCGGCCTTAATGCCGTGGCTTTGGGTCAATCAGCAACGGCAAGCGGATCGTCTTCGTTAGCCGCTGGCTCTGGGGCTAGTGCTGCGTCTGATTATTCCACAGCAATCGGTGGCAGTTCAGCCGCCGGTGAATACTCAGTGGCGATAGGACAGTCAGCACTTGCTACCTTCGGAAATTCGGTGGCTTTGGGAAGCGGCGTCGAAACGACCGAAACGAATCAGGTATTGCTCGGCACATCCTCGCATCATGTTTCAGTCCCGGGAGTCCTGCGCGGATTCGTTGCCGATGGCACCAACAGATTCAGCGGCAGCATTGCCTACACGCGCAAAGCTAATTCCAGTCTCGCAAATGGGAACAACGCTGCCGTGGATATTTCCACAAACGTCTTCGTCCAACTCAGCGGACCGAGTGGTGCATTCACAGTCAACGGAATTGCAGGCGGCGAAGATGGTCGCTATGTGATTTTGCTGAACCGCACCGGGCAGAATATGACCGTAGCCAATGACAGCGGCGTTGACCCGACAGCGGCAAACCGGATTTACACGCTGACAGGTTCGGATCAGGCCACGACAGCGGACGGGTGCGCGACCCTAATTTACTCTGCGGCGGATTCACGCTGGATTCTCGTTTCTCTCGCACCATGAAAAAACTCTTTGGCCTGCTGGCGTTGCTCGCGGCCAGCAATGCGCTCGCGTTTAATTGCCGCTGGAACTTCACGGATTTTACGCAAGGCGGATTGAACGTCCGCGCTGTTTACATCACAACAATCGCGCCCTACGGCATCAGCGGAACGAACATCTTGACGGGCGACCGGCGCAGTTATACGACGGCCAACAACTCAAGCCTGACCGTCAGCAACATGGTCAACGGTCGCAGCTATCGCGTCGAATTCCTGGGGCCGACAACGACAACGACGATCACGAACAATTTCGATACGAACGTCGTCGGCAACGTCAACGCCGTGGACTACCTGACCCCGCCGACAATCGTTGATGGAAATGCTTTCGGATGGAGTCGCAATCAGGCCGATGCGCGGTTTCTGAGAACGAACATCAACCAGTATTTGCGGCAAGGGACGAACATTGTTTACGTGACAAACACGGATGGCAGTTTGACCATTCACGGAACGGCAACAGGCGGCAGTGGTGTGGGCGTGACGGCGGGCGGTGACTCGACCGCGACAACAAATAGCGGCGTGGTGACGGTCAGCACGACGATTCCGGTCAAGGGCGTGGCCGCAGGAACGAACGTGCTGGCGAGCACCAACGGGGCAGTTGTGACTATCTACGGGAATCCAACCAACCTTAATGCGAACAATCTGCTTGCCGGCACGATCCCCGACGCGCGCTTCCCCGCGATTCTGCCCGCCGTGGACGGCAGCCAGTTGACGGGGATCACCGGAAGCGGAATCGAGAAGAGCGGCGGTCTGGGGACGAACAACAACCTGCTGAACCTGGCTTACCGCGGAAACCTTTTGTCTACTAACGCCTTTCCGATTGTCCGGGCTACGGTCACAGTGCCGCCGAACAGCTCACAGCCGTGGATGGAGGGTTATACAGGAGACACCAACGCCGGACCGTTTACGTGGAGAATGACTGCTGTAACGAACGGGTTCAACCCAGCCGTGAACGGCGCGAGCGCGTTCAGCGGCTTGAGCGACGTGCAGCTTCACTACGGCTATAACCTGACCACGAGCGCCGGATACAAGGCGAACTTGCCGCTATGGATTCGAGGATACGAAAGCACGTGGTTCAATCCGTTCAATCACCCAGTCATGGAGATTTACGACCGCGTAACTCTCACCAACGGATTGCTAAACGGGACTGATGTTGGATTCGGATATACGCTCGGATTGTCCAACGGATTCACCAAAGGGGCGTTCTCCGGCGACCAAATCGATTTCCGAACCCAGTTCGGCGACGGCACTCCGTGGATGACGTTCGCAAACAACACGAACAACGAAGGGATCATTGGAATCAACAAGGGCTACATTGCAACGGTTGCAACAAACGAGTGGATCATCACAAGCGAAGGCTCTGGCGTGATCGGCAAGCGCGGGAGCAACTATCTTTTCGGGAGCGGCGGCACTTACGACAACGCCTATTTCTTTAAGGGCGCGAACGCCCAGGGTTCGGATTTGCGGTTGACCGTGGGAACGGTCGGGTCACCTAAAAGCATCCGCTGGAACGGCACTAACTCCGACGCGAACCTGAACAGATGGGAGTTTCAGAACCAGGACAACACCTTTACTCCAATGATGGGAAATCCGTTTCCGATTGTTGAGATCGGAACGGTAAGCCCGACGGAGACGTTTATTTTGAAACGCAACACCGGCACGGGAAAGCTGGATTTTTTCTCGCGCCAGAACGACTACGGAGGCTATCGCTTCAATACGCCGAACAAAACCAATCTCGTCGTGTTCCACGACAACGACGGGGGCGGCGGCTCTATCAGCGCGGGGCATTATGTGTCCATCAACAAGTCCACGGCTGACGCTGCGCTGGATGTCAACGGCGATATTCTTTCGAGCGCCGGGAAAGTCAGCGGCGGATTGTTCCGATTGCTCAACACCAACGGTGCGGGCTACATCTCGCTCTACGGCTCGACCAATAGCGGGTCTGCGGTCCTCTACATCGAGGGTTCTCCGTCCAGCCGGACGGTCACTGAAGCCGAGATTGCGAGCTTCGGCACGGGCGGAAGCGGCACGTTCAACTTTTTACAGTTGAGCAACGTTTTCCAAGCGTCGTCAAATCTCAACAATCTGGCGAGCAACCGATACGTCGGGACATTCCTCGGATCTGGCGGCGGAACTAGCATCTCAATTCCGGGAGCGTTCCAGTTCACATCGGCCAACGGCAACGTCGCGGACGCTTCCGGAGCGGCGCGGATCACCATAGCGACGAACTCATCGCTTTCAATCAATGACACGGCTGGCGCGGCGAAGTTTTTCTTCTCGTCGTCGGGCGTTGCGGCGGGCGACGGCGCGGGCATCACGAATCTGGACGGCGCTGCGATAGCGACCGGCACGGTTGCGGACGCGCGCTTGGCCTCGACGATCACGCGGGACACGGAGCTCACGGCGCCGATGGGCTACGCGACGCAGAATCTCGCCGTGGTCGCGTTCAATAACAACGGGTCAGCGGTTACGAACGCGAACCCGACGAACCTGTTCGGCTCTGGGTTTATCCCGACATCCAAGCTGAACACCAATGCGTGGGGCGTCTCTGGAATCGTGGAGAGTTCGCAGGGCAAGAGCAACCTCGTGTGGAAAACAGACGCGAGCGGAATTCCGGCATGGCGCGCAGACGCGGACAGCGGCGGCGGGAGTGGCACGAACACTTATTACAGCAACACCGACCCGGATCAGCGCATCGTCATGGGAACGGGCAACAACTTCGCGCAATGGTATGACGCATCTGGCGGCAGGATTGGATTCTTGGACGAAAGCGGGAACTTCGCCACGGCTGGCAACATTACGATCTTTGGAGGTTCGCTCACGATCACAAACCAAGCGGCAGCCGCGGTAAGCCGGGTTGCTGTGTTCGACACGACGGGAACGATCACCGCTTCATCGACCGAGCTTTCCACGCTTGCGACACTCGCCGCCGCGCAGCGGTTTTCCGCGTCGAATTCATTCAGTGCTGGGTTGCGTTCCGAAGGGCCGATTTACGTGTCGCAGTCAACCGGGTTGAACATGGATTTCACGGGTAAGCCTCGGCTCTATTTGACGACGGACACCAACGCGACATTGACCAGCAGCGGAACGGCGCGCACGGATCAGGAGTTCATGCTCGTCATCACCAACTCGTCGGCCAGCAGCAAGGTTTACACGCTGCCGAACAATGTTTATGACGAGGCGACGCGCACCGTAGTTTCGACCCTCACCGTGGACGGCCTGTCCCAACTGTCCTACGCGCTTCGCTACAACGGCACGGGCTGGTTTCACCCATCGGACGGCTATAACAATCCCACGCTAGTCACGTTGAGCACGAACGGGCCTTACAACGGATCATCAATCACGAATTACAACGGGACGAACATCATCGGTAACGTGCCGTCTGCCTTGGCTTTGATTGCGCCGACGGTTGCAACGCAGGCCACGCGCACCAATGCTCTGGCCGTTGGCTGGCCCGCCGCGCAGACCGCTTACACGGTGACCAACGATTGCAGCCTCACGAATGTTTCCGGCATTGTCAGCGGATCAATCCTGACGGGCGTGATGACGTTGACCAATTCCAGCGGCACGACGTATGGGGTTTTCCTTCCTGCTCAATGGGGCACGCCCGACGGCTCTCGGGTTTATTATGTGACGAACGGGAAAATGGCCAAGCTGACGGTGGAATGGTCTGGAGCAACGGGAATCTCAGCCACGAACGCCGCATGGACACCGCTTTACTAATCCGGCTGATTGCCCTGCTGGTTTTTCCAGCGGCGGCCTTCGGTCAGGCCTACACTTGGGACGATCTGGCCAGCGTGAAAAACTTTAAGCGCGCCAGCACCGCCGCCGCAGCCTGCACCGCCGGAACGAACACACTCGCCGTTACGCTCATCGAAGCCTTCGGGAACACGTCGAACAACGTCGTCTACACGCTCGACCCTTTCACGACTGCGACCAACGCGACCTACATCCTGTTTGTGGCCGGCACGCCGCAGCTTGGCACTGAGAGCGTGAGCAACTCCACCACGCCGCTGGCTTGGTGGCAGCCGGTGACTGGGACGAATTACAACGTGACCGGAACGCCGACGGCGCGGCTATCGGCTTGGGTCGCGCAGATGCCGCAGGGACAAGCTCCGTTCTCGACTTCGGTGTCGGTCGCCATCGCTTCCGGTAGCGGCGTAAACATGGCTCTTGTTCAGATCACCGGCGCTTCGCAGGTCATCACCAACGGAACGAATGCAATCGTGCAGGCCGTCGCGTATGGCGTGAACGCATCGGCGAACCCGACAAACCAGTTCGTAGCGCCAGGCAACAACGCGTTGAATACGATGCTGTTCGCCGTGGCCGACGACGTGAACAGCGCATCGGACATCGCTCCGAATCAAAACTGGACGGAACTTTCCGAGACAGCTTACAACACTCCCGCGACTGGATTGGAGGTTTGCTATACAAACAACGCGGCACTGATGACCACGGTGACGAACACGGCCACGTCGCGCGATTGGGCTACTATTGCAATCGAGGTTCGGGCCGGAACGAACTGCCAAATCTGCGATTTCACGACCGCGCCGGCATTCGTCCAGGGCAACACAACGAACGTCGCAGTCGTGGGAGGATCATCCAACGTGTTCGTGAATCTCGCGGCCAACATGACGGCGGGCAATCTCAGTGTCGTGTCCATCTGGCAGGACGGCGTGGACGGAACGGTGAGCACGGTGACGAACAACGTCGGGGATTCTTACACGCTCATCACGAACATTGACTGTTTTTCGTCCGCGCATTCGCTCTATACGTATTACAAAGCGAACGTGACGACGGGAGCGAACCGCGTTTACATCCGGCAGAACACGAACCTGCTGGTCAAAATTGCGACCCATGAATACAGCGGCGTGACGACGTTGGACACCTACCAGATATTTACGCAGTCGTCGCAAGCGATGGCCAGCGGTTACGTGAATCAAACATCGGGCCGCTCGGTGCTCTACGAGACCTTCGGTGACTCGTCCGGGTTCGCAATTACTCCGTCGGATGGCTCGACCACGCGGACGACGGCCGCCGACGAGCGGCTCAAGACAAGCGACCGGATAACAACCTGCATCACCGGCGCTGTGCAGGCCACGGCCACGCCCGCGAACTCCGAACTCTGGACGTGTGCCATCGTCGTGTTCAAATGAGGATTCTAATTGCCATCCTGATTTGCTTCGCGTGCGCGTCCACGCGCGCGGTGACGAACACCGCGGCGAGCGCGTCACTGTCAGCGGTGACGACCGCGATGGGGCTTTGCAATGACGGCGACGTGTTGCAGATACCAACCGGGACGGTGACGTGGAGCAGCCCGCTGGACATGAACAAAGCGATTTGGTTGAAAGGGAACGGGACGAACAACACGAAAATCGCAACTTCCACCGGCGTCAATGCGGTGAACTACTCGGGTGGAACAGGCAAGGCTCGCATCTCGCATATCTTTTTCGACCTGGGGGCGTTCAGCCGGAGCGACCACACGGCGATAAGCCTTGAGGCGACGAACAAACAATTCCGAATAGACCATTGCCGTTTCCGTGGCGGGAGCAAGGTCATATTCACGCGCGGCTCGCTCGACTACGGAGTCGTTGACCATTGCCACTTCCTCGACTCCGACGGCGAGATTTACCCGTGGCTTCGGCTTGCAAATCTCGGCGCGGAATCTTGGCTGCTCGAAATCAAACCGGGAACGACAAACGCAATCGTCGTGGAGGATTGTTGGTTTCAACGGACGAGCGCGGTCAATGGAGAATTGACCGATGAAACGCTCTACGGGCAGGAGGGCGCAAGGTGCATGTTTCGGTTCAACCATTTCCAGCAGGACACGACCGACACCGCGGCATACATGGTGGACGCGCACGGCAACCTGCCGGGAGGCGCTGGCCGCGGCACGGTGCTCTACGAAATCTACGGCAACAAGTGGGACTGCGTGACCACGGACAGGGGATTCAATCTGCGCGGCGGAATCATGATCTGCTACAGCAACGATTTCACCGGGTCAATCGGAACGATGTTCCAGTTGAAGAATGAAGGCGTTTCGACCGCGGGCGTTTTCGACGGGACGGACAGGATGACCAACAGCTTTTTCTACGCGAACACGCTGAACGGAACGACCACGACGGGCATTGAAATCGAAAACTACTCCGGCCACGACTCGACTCCTTACGTGATTCTCGGCACGCATTATTTCACACACGCGATTGTCAGCAGCAACAACTTCTATCCTTACACGCGGTTGACCTATCCGCATCCGCTCGTGACGTTCTGGGATGGAAGCGACAACCCCGCCGTTTCCGTCTCGCCCGCGTCCGTGGACATCACCGCGATTATTGGCGGGAGCAGCAACGTGACGCTCACGGTGCAGAACATCGGTGGAGGAACGCTGACCGGCGCTGTGACGCTCACGATCACGAACGCCTGGCAGCTGACCGGCACGACAAGCTACTCGCTCACCAACGGTCAGAGCACCAACTTGACCGTGACGTTTTACGCAACGAACGTTTACGCGGCCTCCTTCGCAACGTTCACGGACAACGGCGGGAGCGCGAGCGTTCCACTGCTCGGAGGCTACCCAAAGACATACGTTCAGCCTCTGGGAGACTCGCTGACGCGCGGCGGGTCGAGCACGGGCACGAACTTTGTGTTCGGCGGCTACCGGGATATTCTTTACACGCTGCTGACCAACCGGGGCGTGAATTGTGTTTTCGTCGGTAACACCAGCAGCAACGCCGGAACGGTGAACCCCTATCCGCTCCACGACGGTTATGGCGGAATCGAAGTCGGAGAATTGGCCACGAACTATTCAACTTATGCGTCCGGTCTGGCCTACGCGCCGGACTGGGTTCTAATGCAGGGCGAGGTGAACGACGCACGGCACAACAACGATTTGCAGAACATGACCAACCGGCTCAAGATGCTGATTGATTCGGTGACGACCAATTATCCGACGGCCAAGCTGATCGTGAGCGCGATGAACCCTTGGCAAGGATTAGCGCCGACGAACAATTCGCTCGACCTGCTTTATCATCCTTACGTCCAGGCCATCATCGCAACCAAGTTTGCCGCGGGAAAGCTGGTTTACTTTTGCGACATGCGGACAAACTCGCTAACCGCAATTCCGATTCTCCATACTGACGTGATGTTTGACGAAACGCACTTTGAAACGAACGGATACCGAAAGATGGCGACGAACTGGTTCAACGCCATGCTGCCGGCCGCCGCAGCCGGAACGCTCACCGTCGTTGGAAAAACCGCGAAGGGGCGCTTATGATGCGTGGTCTTGTGGTATTGGCCTCTCTCATCGTGCTAATGAGTTGCTCGAACGCTTTGCGGCCAGCAGACGTTGAACCGCCCCAACCAACACCAAGGCTGGATGTCGTCAACCGACCGACCGCCATGCCCGGCGGATACGACGACATTGATGGGACGCTCAAAATTCCGCGCTCCGGCCCGGCGCGCGATGTCATCATCAATTTCCTCCTGGGAGTGATGTTGATTGGTATGATCGGCTTGTATCGGCTGACCTATGGCCAGAATCGGGAACTCGGAGAGCAAAGCCGTGAGCTTGTGGAAATCATCAAGCGTCTTGACCGCATGGCCAGCGACACAGATAGCGAGAAACGCACTCGCGCTCAAGTCCACGCGCTTATCCTTCGTCAGCTTGGCGTCAAGGATGCCGCGATTGACGAGGTTCTCAAAGACCCGCGAGCAAAATGAAAAGTGTGACCACCGTCCTCAAAACCTCATACGTTCTGCAAGTTCGCCGCAAAGACGGATCGTGGGGCGACTGCGGATACTTTGACGACCCGCAATCCGTGTTCGACCAGATTGATATACTCCAACAAAATAATCCCAAAGGCGAATGGCAGTGCGTCCAACTGACTACTGCGGCGCGGACCATCACTCGCAAGTGCGCCAAATGCAAATAAAGCCAATGCCATCAGTCAATATTGACGGTGCGATTTACGCATCTCTGGCCGCGTTCCAATTCCTGCAAATCCAGTTCGCGTCCGATGAGGCTGGGAAATACATTGACCTGAGATGGCTGTTCTGGATAAAAACAGCGGTGGGTTGCGCGGCGGCCGCGTTGCTCGCGGTGAAGCTATTCCGGTCAACCGCATTTGCGGATCACATCAGTCAGAAGGCCAAAAAAGAATCAACCGAACCAACCGAACCGTGAGCTAAATCGGAGTCGGAATCTTCGCCACGCTTTTAACACCCGATTGTAGATAGCGATCTGTGGTCGAAGAATTCTTGTGTCCCAGCAATTTCGTAATCATGGATCGCTCCACCCCATTACGCTCCATCCATTGAGCAGAGGCATGACGAAGGCTATGAATGGTGTAATGCCGCTTGATCCTTAGTTTAACCCGCGCGGACGCGAAGGCGCGCTGAAGTGTCACGTCAAAGATATGATGCCGCCCAATCTTGCCAGTCCTCGGGTCTTTTGACCGCGTGGACGAAGCGAATACATACTGCCAACCAAGAGAGTTTTCTTCACCCGGATATTTCTTCGCCAGTGCGCCCGGCATGTGTGCCCAACCAAATCCTTCAGCAAGATCGGTTGAGTGGATGCGTTCACGCTCGCGCACCAAAGCCAGAAGCTCCGGGATCAGACTCTTTGGCATTGGGACAAGCCGAGCCTTGTCGCCCTTGCTTTGCTGGATGGCGATTAACTTTCGTTCAAACATCAAATCCTTAACGCGCAATCGCAGGATGTCATTAAGCCGGCCAGCGGTGCCGTAGATCAACCGCAACGCTACCCCGTTCTGCCCGGGAACAGATTCTACCAATTTCCGGGCCATATCATCATCCGGCACTTGAACGATTCGCTCATGCCCCGTTGCTTTTGGTATTTTCGACAAATCCCCAAGCTCCACGCCGATAACTTTCTCATAAAGGAACCGAAGGCTGTGAAAGAATAAATTTTGCGTGGAAGCGGACACCCCTTCATCACCTTCAGACCTGTTGCCATTGGTGTTCGCCAATTCGGTTAGGTGCTGTCTGAATTGCGCCGTCGGGTCTTTGGTCAAATCTTGCGCTGACTTAGCCCCAAGCCATTTGATGTGGCGCCGGGCGCAGTCCCAATATGCGCGTTCCGTAGAAAGGCTTAAATGATGCGCCCTAGCCACTGTTATGAAATCGTCCTTAAACATACGGGAGTGATGCTTAATAAGAGTTCGGGGACTCGCGCAGGGCGTATTCCCACCGCACCTTTGGCGAGAGCGATTGCGCGACGTTTCGTTGTCTGTTTGGCCGTTGCCAGTCGCCGCACTCGTTTCGCACGGTGGGTTTCCAGCCGGCGGCCCGGTAGATTGTTCCGGTGTGGACTTCGGTATCCTGGTAGCTGATGAGGTTCACGATTTCCGGCAGGTCTTTCGCTATCATCAGACGCATCACGCGCAGCATCCGTGTCGCCGTGTTCTTCGGTGCGTCCGGCGCAATCGCGAGGCGGCGGAGTTCCAGCCAGTGCCGACCATTGAGCAGGCGAGCGCACGGCGCAGACCAGATTGCCGATGCGTAGGCGATGTCATTGTATTCCGCCATGAAGCACGCGGACGGACTTGCCCGCACGATGTTCGACCAGTCCACATTGGGCAGGCGAGAGTGCCACGTCGCATTGAGTTCGATTGCGCGATGGACGTTCACGCGGCGGATTTTCAGTTGGAGCGCAGAGGTCGGAGTCGCACCGCCATATCCGCTACGGAATAGCGGCATGTTATCTCTTACATCATCTGCGCGTAATCCGACCGTCCCCGAACCAGTCGCTGGAGAGAATGCCGCCATCGCGTCTTGCGTGTTATTCGGAGCGTTCATGTGGCGGCATCTCTCAGCTTGTCGTTCTGCCGCCGGACGGACGCCTTGGGTTTGCGCGGGCCGACGACGAGGTTTGCGAGCTTTGACTTTGCCTCGAAAGCGTCCAGTTCCTTCAGCACCTTGCGGAGCTTGCCTTTCGGCCATCCGCCTTTCTTT